ATCTTCGTACAGCACCGTCACATCGTAAAAACCCATCAATCAAACCCCTATGCTTGCGCCAGCAATCTGACGGCCAACAACGCCGCCAAGCGCGTCAGGAAGATTATCAATGCCGTTTGCCATGCGGTTGGTATTGTCCGCAATCTGGCGATCGGTATTCGCGGCCAATCGAGGATCAGCGCCACGCATCATTGCATTACGAAACGCTTCACCGGCAGAAGAGCCAACCAACACAGCCGAGAGCTTTTCAGTAGACGCCCGAATCTCTTCGCTTGCACCCTCTCCAAGTGCAGCACCAATATCGCCAAATATTGGAATCATGCCCTTGATAGAGTCTTTAATCTTCTCGCTAAACAGCATTTCATCAAACCCCGCGAGAGGGTCTGTGATGTTTTTCATCCCATCTTCAAACGACCGCGTAGCTTCTAGGCCCAGTCGGCTTGCCTCATGGAACGCTTGATCACTTAGCGTCCCAAAGAACCCCGACTTTTCATTTGCCTTCTGTATCGCCTCCCCAAGCCCTGTAGAGCGTGTCGCGAGTGTTGCCATAGCCTTAGCATCATCGCGAAGACTTTTGCCAAGACCTCCCTGACCAGCAGCATCCGCTGCCTTTGCAAGCAGCTGCAAAATCTTCTGAATCGGCCACGTTAACCCGGTAATCAGAAACCGAACCATTATCTCAAAGCTCTCGATGATTTGCCCGAAGAAATGGTTGAATCCATCAAGGAAAGCATATATGGCACCGCCGATATTGAGGAAGCCACGCTGGATATCGAGCGAGAAGGCATACAGCAGCTGGAAGAATCCGTATAGCATTCTCACTCCTGCCGCTAACCTTCGGATTGCGCCAGAAAATACTTGCGCTGCAGTCGATCCCTTTGACATTCCCTTGACGCTTTCGACAAACGTATCTATGAATACCTGCGCCAATACACGCAAGTCTGCCATAACCTCATTAAGACCAGTAACCAGCGACAGCATCATGGGTTCCAACGCCTTGCCGATCTGCGATCGCAGGTTGGCAAAGTTTGAGCCGAGAATCCTCTGCTGCCCAGCAAGCATGCCGGATGTTCTAGTTGCATCACCCTGCTGTGCAGTTGTCTGTTCAAGTATTGCCGCGTATGCAGCCTGAAGCTTAATCGCAGGAGGCAGCGTTTTCGACACGTTATCGGTAAGCCCCATGTTAAAGGCTTTCTGCCGAAGCGTTGCATCGTTCAGAACGACGCCAAGCCTTCTGATGGGCTCGACTTCACCAACTAATGCAGACCGTACAGCACGCAAGGCATCATCTGTAGTCACGTTGTTAAACGATGCCATGTCTGCAGCAAGCGTTGTCAGCGAAACAGACATTTTCGCAGACACAGCTTCAGTTAGGCCGATGTTGCGAAACAACGTGCCAAACGTGCCAGCTGCCTGGAGGGCTTGCGTGTTTGCCAGCCCTATGCCTGCAGCACGGTCTGCAAACATCTGAACAGCTTTCGCGGAGTCACCAAAGATGATCCCAACGCGATTTTGCTCTTCAGTAAGATTCGATGCGTCTTGAACAAGACCGCTCGTAGCGCTTGCAACGCTGCGAATTGACCGATAGAGAAGCCCTGCTGCCCTGGTGACAGCCAAGAAGCTTGTGGCAAGATTAATGCGAGACAGCTGCTGCTGCATCTTGCCAAAGCCAGTAAGCTGGCGTTCTGCATCATTGAGCCCGCTCGTAAGCTTGCTCGTATTAGCCGTGATGCCAACGCTAACTTGGCCGAATTGGTTTGCTGCCATTACCCCACCCTTGGGATGTTTTGCAGCACCTCATGTATCTGCTGCGGCGTTTGAGGACGCGCTTCAACAGGCATGAAATCCTGCGGTTTACGTTGCGGCTGCGTGCGCCCCCTGTGTGCATTGTAGAACTGGCAGGCTTGGATTGAATGCCGCAGCCATTCATCTCCAAACGGCTCAAGGCGATAAAAACTCATCCATTCATACAGCATGTCCACAGACATGCTCTCGGCAAGTTCATCAACATCCCAAATGCCAAGAGCCAAGGCCAGCCGAAACAGAAATCTTCTGACCGGCTGGCGTTCTAGTTTTTTGCTGCCTCCTCCACTGCCTCCGCATTAATGCCGTTTAGCTCAAAGCCCTTGTCAACAATTTTCTGGACAATATCAGTATCAAGCTCACCAAGCCACTCTGCGTCAGACTCTTCAAACAACAGCTTGCCTGCTTCATCGACGCACACAAGAGTAAGAAACCTAGCTCTGATGTTGTCAAGATTTACAGAGCCAGCCCTGCCGCCAGTGACCATTTGCTCAAACTTATCCCTGCCAGCAGCATTTAGCTTGCTGATGTAAATAGGGTCTTCGCCAAGCTCAGGTACGGAAAGTGGCTCGCGAGGCATTACGCCTCGCTTCGCCTTGATCTGATCTCTTGTCAATGCCATTGCGCGCCCTCCAAGACTTAACCAATATTACCGGACAGCTTTACGGTGGCCGTCGCGGTCATCAACTCTTCCTTACTAGCGGTTATCTCAAAACCAGTGAGATAGCCATAAGCGCTCCACGCCGTAGTGGAAGTGCCACCGTTCGGGTAGGTGATTGTTAGTGCCTGGGTTGTGCCATCGTTCGTCATAGCACCAACAATGGTTGTGCGAAGCGATGGGTCAAAATGCACCTCGCAGGAAACCTCGCCAGGATCATACATGCTTGACGCAAGAAAATCCTTGCCGCCAGAGGTTCCGAGATGAGAAGCATCAACAGTGTTGCGGCTTACTCCAGAATGCGAGATGCTCGCAAGCTTAAGCGAGGTAAAGACAGAGCCAAAAGATACAGTGGCACCATCAGCAATATCGCGGGCCATGTCACGCCTCCTTGCGTGCTAGGGTTCGATGTGCGTTATTTCTACAGTCAAATCCGTTCGGTATACCGGCATTTGGTCGCCAGCTGCTGGCGATTCAATCGCATCCGATTCCTCGGTTATGCGTGTCAATCGAATGTCAGCAGTTTGCTTGTATTCTAAATTCCGGCGAATAGCGCGTGCAAGATTGCGACTCTCAAGAAATGTCTCAGACAATGCTGACAGCGTGTAGGTAGCCCTGGCAAATGCAGCTGTGTTATCTAGGCTCACAAAGCCCATCCGGCTGTTTGCTTCACGCGAGTAAACGATTGCCGGAAGCTGCCCTCCCTGCGGTGCCTGGGATGCGTAAATGCGAGTGCTGACCAGCAACGCAACTTCCGGCGCTGAAGACAGCATGCCGACAACTGCTTGATCGATGTGTAGCATTATGCACCTGCCTTTGCTTTCGCAAGCTTTCTTGCAGCAATCTTTCTTGCCTTAACGCGCGACTCCGCAATGGCTTTTCGCAAATTGCTTTTAAGCTTACCCTTGAGTGTTGCAAGGAAAATGCGATTATTGATTCGCACCCATCTTTCAAAAAAGTGCCGTCCCTTAATGGGTTTTGTTTCGGGCAAGAAAACCAGATTAGTCTTCTTTTCGCCACCTGCCTCTTGATTGCGAACCAAAACACTGCGCTGCAGAGGCTTAAGGTATTTGTATTTACGATTCTTTGCCCACGGGATAGCGAATGTCTTCGCTCGCTTCGGCACGCGCTTGGCAACGCCCTGCTCGATCCAGTGTGCAGCATAGCCACCACGCGACCGGCCTTTAGCAGTCTTTCCATACTTAAAACCAAGACGGCCAAACACCTTGGTTGGCACCATGCGTTTTCGCGATCCTCGCTTCTTCATCTTATTGACGACGAAGCCAGCAGCGCGAGACAACCGGCCTTTATTCTTTGGGGCGATCGCCCGAAGCTCCGGCACAGCAGGAGCAATCGTCTCCTTTACTGAACGATCCAGATACTTGCGCTGAACAGCCCAGTTCAATTTACGAAAGCCAGCCATGACATTTTGAATGTCAGCGCCGCTAATCGTGATGGAGATACCAACTGACCTGTTTGCCATCAATCAATCACTTCATTGACAAGCAACTCATGCTCAACGCGACGGCCCTTCTCAAGCACGCTAATTATGTCAAACGTCCGTCCTTCGGCAACAATCCGATATTTTGGTTGCAAACCCTGTGTATACCGCATTCTTACTCGATGCGTCACGACAGCTTCTAGCGATAACGCATTGATTGTCTCAACGCCTGACAATGGCAAAATTGAGATAAATCTAGTAGCCCAATCGTTCCAAACCAGCGTGTATTCGCCCAGGCTATTGCGAGCCTCGGCGGGCTGCTGAATCACCGCTTTTGTGTCTAACAGGCCAGTGTTCATGATCCGTGAAACGCCACAACGTAGGAAGATGTGCCAGCTGTTGTGAAAATCCTAAGAGTGTCATCAGTGTTGTGGACGCAAGAAATGGATACCTTGTTGTCATCCGCAAGCAGCTGAGTGCCAACGTCAACCAACTGCAAATGCACATGGCTTGCAGCCTGGATGGCTATGCGGTCGATTTCCGCAAACGTCACAAGACTTCCTGCAGCATCGCGGTAATCCAGCGATGTAAGATCAATATTCTGAACTGCTGTGCCAACCGTGCCACTCAGGACTGCAACTTTGCCAGCAGTCACCGCTTCATTGCTGGCAAGCCGCACCTTCTTCAGTGACTCAACACCCTCCGCAGATGCCGTGTCGTTGAAGTCAAACGTGACGCTGATGCTGCCTTCGATGCTCATGCGTACTGCTTCCATGCAAGAGGTGCGAGAAGGTCATACACGCCCAAAGGCACGTCGCGAAGGCCAGCACGATCGGCAGCTTCCCTGTTGGTGTACCAGTGCGAAACAAGCATCTTTACGCTGTGCTTCAACGCCTGCGGTATCGCAGACACGCTGCCATAGCCTGCCAGATAGGTAATCTGCACGGCCTTGTCGTCAATTCGCACGCTGGGCCACGTTTCGAGGTACAGAGGGTATGCCAGGCCCGGCGTATAATCCTTATCAACGCGGAAGTCTTGCGTGCCGCTTTCGGCCCAGTTGAGCGTCTGAGTAGTGCCACCAGTATCGACATAGGAAATAGTGACGGTGGCCTCCGATGAAGAAGCATTTAGCCGCAGCGGCGGGCGCGGAAGCTCGATGCGGACATGCGGAAAATCATCGAAGGCCACCGTGTATTGGCAATCAGCGAACGTCCGCTCACAGTAATCTTCGCACCACTTCCTGGCAGCGTCGATTAGACCGGCGATGTAATCATCGTCATCGGTGAAGTCTACGATTCGCAGATGCTCCTTAGCTTCAGCCACGGTTACAGGCCGATCGTCAGTTGTCGGCTCTGTAGCCACAACAAGTGATCGATAAGACCGCGTGGTACTGCGAGCGCTCTGCCAACCGTAGAAAGTCATTATTCTGCCTTCTTCTTGCGAGGACGGCCACGCTTCTTGGCAACTGGTGCTATCGCACGCTCAACCTTTTCCGGCTCAGGCGCTGCAGCATTCTCAAACAGTGACTGAGGTGCAGGCTCGCAAACGCCCATCTGCATCATGCTGCGAGCAACGCCGTCGCCAAGGTCATAGCACTGACCGCGACGATAGGTTTGGTAGTGCCTGCAGAACCGTACTCTCATGACCAGCACTCCTCCGGTGGCCTGCCGTTGTTGTCCCAGAATTCCCCTGGATGCTGTAGCAGCTGGCCCATACCTTTGTCAGGCCACTTGATCCAACATTCTATATGACCAACCGTCACGCGGGTGCAGATGCCAGCCTTTAAGCCAGCCTTCTTAGCCTGCTGCCAGAACCAAATGTCAGGGTCAGTTCTGCCCTCGGCCCATTTGCCATCTTTGTTTGGAACACCTTTAAACCAAGGCCGCTCCATTTTCTTAAGGGCGCTGGCTCGCAACAGCGAAAGACCAAAGTGGGCAGTGTTGGCTGGAACAATATTGTTTAGCAGCAACTCGCCACGCTTAACCTCGCTAATGCGGTCACCCTTCTCATCAACCATTGTGAAGAGAGGTTCGGCAACTCGCCTCTTCATCTGCACTGCCGCCACAAAATCGTAATCGCTTGCAGCAGCGTAAGTCAGAAGACGCGGTACAGCGTCCTGCTCAAACACAGTGTCATAGTCGAGAACCAGAATCCACAGTGGTGGCAAATTAGAATCGTCATCTGCTTCAACCATGTCAGTTAAGACACGATCGAGGCATTGATCCCAAAACGCACCCTCAAAGCGTACCGGAGCTATCCGATAGGGGAGCAGTCCGCGCGGCCAGCAGAACACATGATCGTTCCAGCCAAGGCGTGGCGTACTCATCGCACAGGCCACGCGGACTTTCCCCGATGCCGTCTCTAACTCAGCAGGCTTTACACCTGACACAGTTGAAGCCGCGCCCACGGCATTCCTCCTGCGTTAAAGGTAATCGAACTACTTAACTGCGCGAGCCTCGACGCCAGCATCGCTGGCCGAGTCGATGCCAGCCTCTGCCTTGTGCAGACGAGCGGCAACAACAATCGAGGCGTCGTTGGTCCCAACGTCACCGCTTGGGGTGACGCTAATCTTAACATACCGCTCAAGACCCTTAAGCGACACATCAAACCGCGTCACGTTGGCATCAGCGGTATTCGCAACACCTGCCAGCGTGTAGTCAGTGTCTTGGATAAGACCCGTGACTGTAGCAAAGGTAGTGTTGTCGTCGCTCGTTTCAAACTTGACCACAGCTGGTGCTGTGGTTTCTTCATTCGTCTGCACAATAGCATCGACGCTAATGGCATCAAAGCCAATGCAATCAATGCTGTGAGACGCCGTCTGAGCGCTGTTGACATAGCTCACACCAACAGAGCTTTTGCTGTTCTGAACCAAATCCATTTGGTTTTATCTCCTAATTAGAGGGTGAGAGCCACAACAGGACCGGCGGTCGAAGCATCACCAACATCGCTCGTCACGATGTCAAATCGACACGTCGCCTGGAAGTAAGTCTGATCAAATTCGATGTAACGGTCAGTCGAGGCACGCACGGTGATGTCACGCCGCAGGCCGTAGTGAGTCGAAAGACCCATCTGGCCGAAGAGGCAGACGACCTGTCCGTTGCTCACCGAAGTTCGCATCGAGTTGTTGAAGAACACCGGGTAGCCCATGAACCGCTGCTCGCTTGCACCGGAGGCAAGTTCAGCAGCAGAGACGCCACCAGCCGACAGCATCAACGGAAGCATCGCGGTGCTGTAAACCTGCGGAGTCACATAGAACCCTGCACCAGCACGCGCGTAGCTAGGAAGCTTACCGATAAGCTCTGCGAAGTCATCGATCGTCAGAGACGACAGAGCCGACTCGCCGGAATCGTTGGTTCCAGCCGTAAGCGTCTCGTTCTCAAACTTCCACTGGATGCCTCGGATACCACCATGCGTGCTTGTGCCGTCACCAGCAAAGCCAGCATCGTCAATCTTCTGGCTGAGAGCCAGGGCAAACTCAGTTGCCACCAGACCGGCAAGATCGACCACCGAATCTTCGATGAGGCTGTTAGGAACTCGCGAAGCAACACGGCAATCCTTTGCCGAGAGCATCACGTTGTCGGTCGCCATATCGGAAGCAGTTGTCTCAGAGTTTTCCGAGACGAAGTAAGCAGTGTTGCCACCAGTGCGGCGTGGAATGTAGAGCGTTTCGCTCGCCATCGGCACGACGTTGGCTTGCTGCGGGATAGCCGAAAACTCGTCAACCAGACGAATAACAGTAGCAGCGAAGCTCTCTGGAATAAATACACCGCCCTTGCTGTTATCAGCAGAGGACAGGGCTCGTTCTTCGACGTTGTTGTGATACCACTGCCGCGAGTCTTCCTTGCCAAGCAGGTGACCGCGAATCCAGTGACCACAGATTTCAGCGTCATCGGCAGTCTGGAAGCCCCGAAGTCGGCTATAGCGAGCAGCTGGCTTGCTAGCAGCCTTTGGCACAGCAGCAACCTCTACGGGTGCGGCAGCGGCCTGCGAGGCAGCGCGGATGGCTGAGATGCGATCA